TTCTTTTCTTCCATTGTTCGTATCTACTTTCACCTTCGCGTATCATTTCTCCTATCCAAAGCTTACTTGGATCAGTGCAGGTGATAAAGTTAGATACAAAGAATTCAATAACTTCTTGATCTGTTTTTTGTCTTGCAATCTTTTCGAACCAGAATCTGTCTCTCCGTTTATAGAAAGATTGTACTGTAGCACGACTTTTACCACAATACTTATGATAGTCATAACTATCTTTAGTAAAGTGATTCTTTAAGGCAAGATATTGCCTATAAGCATCAACGGGCATCATTCAAAAAATCAATTTTGCGCGGGAAGTTTTCTTTAAAAAGTTAAGTTCCATTGCTTCATATTTAATCTTTTCCTTTAGTGGTTTTGAAATCAACTTAGGAACAGATTCAACGTCAATGTTATTCTTCTCACAGAAATGAATAATCGCATCGATATAATTCATTTCTTCATTTGTTTGCACCAAAGATTCAATCTCCTGTGCAAACCGAGAAGGGCAGAAGAATTTACTCTCTAGTACTTTCTCTAACTCATTCTCCATTTGACCCAGTATTGTGATGTACAAATTCTTTAATATAACGAACTAATAGTCTAATATAATACTCTTTGTTTCTTTTGTCAAACACTTTCACTTCTCCGCTAGGAGTTACCATTAGTGTAATAAGTTTTTTAACTACTTGGCCAGTAAGTTCATAGTATGCAGCGGCATAGAATGTTTCTTGTACGAAGTAATTTTCAATCCATGCTTCTGGTTTAATTTTTTCTGATGTCTTGAAGTCAATGACCGCAAGTTCACCTTCATATTCTGCTATACAATCTACTCTTCCTGCAAGACCAAGATACTCTGAATAGAGTGTTCTTTCGATTGCATGAATATTATTTATCTTATCAAGATATGGTTTAGCATGATGAAACATATGTTTTGTTAGGAGTTGATAATCATCCCAATTTAACTCCTTGTTTTCAAGATAATCTTGACAAACTTGGTGAAAGTCAGTTCCTCTTGCTGTTGCCTTTTTAGTGATTCGATTTGCTTCTTCAATACCAACACGCTTTCTCCAGTCAATAAAAATTTGACGATTATAAAAAGAAGTTATTGAAGTGATAGAAGGAACCCATTGACCATCAGGAAGATTATATAGTCGAATAGATTCCGTGGTTTTGCATTCTAGTTCAATGTCACCGAGATAATTATGATGAATAAATGTCATAGGTTAAGTTCCGCTTTTGCAATTAAATATTCTTTAACAAGACCGCTACGACATATATCATCTACACCAAATTCAATAATATCAAATGATGGCATAATACGTAAAATTCTCATAAAATCAATAATACCATTTTTTTCTGCAGTTTTTACAAGATCAGATTGTGTTGCATCACCACAGAACATAATTTTAGAGTCTTCACCTACGCGAGTAATAATACTATCTAACTCATGACCATTTAAATTTTGAAATTCATCGACAATAATAATTGCATTATCTAAAGTAGTTCCACGAATAAAAGAAGTACTCCAAAAACTAATCGTACCTTGAGTTTTAAGGTTTCCATACAACATTTCGAATGCAGAATCATCTGGCATTTCAAACATATACTTTACCATATTCTTATAGGGAATTTGATAAAGAGAAGATTTGTCTTCATGATCTCCGGGAAGAAAACCAATCTCCCTAGTTGCCACAAGGGAACGTACAATATAAATTTTTTCATAAGGTAATCTTTCATCAAGTACATCTTTCAATGCATTATAAAGAGTAATAAATGTCTTACCAGTTCCTGCTGCGCCATATGCAACAATATTTTGACTCTTTTTATAAGATTGAAATAGTAGTTCTTGATTATCAGTTAGAGGATCAATTGTCCTCATCAAGTCAAGATTAATTGGTTTTTTCCTTTTCATTTGTCGATTACTCATGCCAAAAGGAACTGGATTTTGTGGAGTGTTTCTTTTCTTAGACGGCATATTTTTCTAAACTGGTTTTACTTTTGATCCTGGAGCTTTAGATACTTTATGAAGTACATCGTTCCATCCGGGGTGAGACTTGCGAAGTTTATCATAAACTTCACCAATTTCTCCAGAAGCAGGACAAGTACTTGGATCGGACCAATCTCTTTCCCATTGAGGATTGTCTTGTTTCCATTGGTCCCAACTGTGAACACTCATTGTAACTTCTTTTTGTTCACCAGTTTGTTTATGTATAACTGGGTATGTGGGCAATTTTAACCTCCATTCTATATGTAGATATTTATTATGGACTCAACCGAGCACGGTGTAGTCTCTTTTCCTCATAATACTTCCATACATTTGGAGACCATTTTTGAAGAAGAGGAACAAACTGTTCACATAGTGCCTGAATCTCAAGTTGAGCATCCATCTTTGCTCTTAGATCCATGATATGAAGAACAGAACGGAGATTGAAAGAAACTACAAAGTTTTGACGAATTGCTTGGGCAAGATAATCACGAATGTGCTCTTCACACTTTCCTTGTTCATATTTTACTGCATAACGCTTACAACCTTCTACAATCCAATTCAGTTCATCTCGATAATCCTCTTCAGTCCAATCATACTTTTTACCATAACGATTTGTATAAAATCCTGGGGGGCGAACATAAAACACATCCTCTGGATTTAGTTCTCCACTTGCTACTTTGATTACTCGCTTTCCAGTATACCTTTGAGATTGAACATCAAAACTTACGCCCACTCTATGCGTCCTTGCTTGCATTGCAACATTATGAACATACCCAGACACCGAAAAAGTAATAGAAGGGTGTTCTAGAGGTCCCCAGTGACCTTTCTCGTTGCTTAGTAAACGATCTACCACCCATTCACCACATGCTGATGGAGAGGGAATTTTTTGATTATGGATTGTTGTTTCTGAGTAATCACACTTCCCTGCTTGATAGATAACTTGCTCTGGAAGTGGATAACATTGAAGCATCACTACTTCAAGGTTTTTATCCAGTTCAAGAAGGTCTTTTGCTTTAATAGGTCTCATAGTTTATCTTCCTCTTCATAAAATACTTCATCGTAATCAGTCAAAAAATTTTTAATATTCTCATATTGTTGATCTTTAACATCAGATTCAACCTCTTCCTTTAGACACTGTACCAAAGATTCAAGATTTCTGATGATTAACTTAAGCTTTTCTCTATCCATAGTTATGAACCTCTGCAAAGGTAATTATACACAAAAAAAAGGAAGGTGTCAATCCTCCCTTTCATATTCAAAAACTTTTTCAAACCATTCTACAAGATGAATACGATAACAAGACCAATAGCGACATCCTCGATAGGTTAAAAGATAACAAGCAGGACCCCTACTGTCTTTGTCCATGTCATCATAATGATAACGGTAATTTTCCACTACCTATTGAGTAATAGAACTTCAATATATATAAGATAAATGAATGCCGTTGATGCACCTGCAATAGCTGCAATCATAGCAATCACTTTCCTGCTCCTGCATTTGCTAGAAGTGCTTGATGACGACGTTGCTCTTTTTGCTTCTGCTCTTTAATGAGTTGAAGTACATTGAGTTTCTTCATCACTTATGACCCTCCTTTACAAACTTAACACCACGATAGGTTTCGTTGTACTGTTGAGGTTGCTGCATCATCTGCTGCTGATACTCCAGACGCTTTTGAGTATCATATTCTACGCCCCTATACACAATTTTTGCCATTGTTTTTGCTCCAAAGAAATGAGATTTTTAGGCCCCGTTCCTTCGGGCGGTTTGCGTTCGCTATTTGCGAATAGCGAATGAACGATCCGTTCCGCCGTCCTACTTGCGTCCAGTTTCCTGGATGAACGATAGTCTTATTATAGACCCTACACTCTAGTTATGCAAGTAAGTTTGTAAAATACTATACCATTTCATAATATCTTAATCTTTATTCTTCCTATCATACTGATGCCATTTGCACCATCCATCAGGGGAAATTTTACCACTCACTGCGGTGCAAGCATTTGGTGGTCTCCACATATTGCAGTTGAAGCACTTTTCATTACCTTTTGGTTCGTCAATATATCCCGCAGTTCTCTTCGAAGACTTTTCTTCTTCTAATAAAAATTCTTGAAAGGATTTCATTAGTCTCTTGTTCTCCAGTCCTCTGGTTTATCTTGAGTAAAAAAGTCTACAATATCATCAACACAATTAAATCCTGTTCTATGATTTGATGGATCAGGATCGCCAAGGTCTAAAGCATTCATAAATCCATCAAGACTATCTTCAGTCATATCAGGATTAGCAGCACGGCGTCTTGCTTGTCTAAGAATAGTTGCAGCAGAACGATTTGCTTTGGAAAGTTTTTCCGCCCAAATCATTTCACTTAACTCTACGGATTCACCTTTTACAATGCGTTCGCAGATTGCTTCAAGGCGCAAACGATATTGAGTAGAGAGCATAGTCTTCTCCAGATATAGTGTATTTAGTTAACGCTCAATGTAACTGAGCGTGTGATTTTCGGCATAAAGTTGTTGAATGATGATATCACAACCAATCTTAGGGTTGCAATCACCACAAGTATATACATCCACTGCTGCTTTGCCTTCTTCTGGCCAAGTATGAATGCTGATGTGACTTTCTGATAGTAAGCAAATAACCGTGACTCCTTGTGGCTCAAACTTTTTTGAAATAGTTTGAATCACAGTAGCACCACTTGCAACTGCTGCATTTTCTAATAGGTCAATAAGACAACGCTCGTCGTCCAAAAGAACAAACGAGCATCCATACAAATTTAGAAGATAATGCTTTCCCATTATTCAATTGCTTCGGGGTCTATCCCATAATCATTAATTAATTTATCTATTTTTGTTTCTTGACCAGAAAGTTTTTCGATTTCAAAAATAGATGATTTTTGATATTTTTTAAGTTTTTTATATTCTTTGATAAGCTTATTTACTTCTCTTTTCTTAATGTAAAGTCTAAACTCCTTTTCATTCTCTGGTTTGGCAAAACCCTTAAAACCTTCACTCATCTTTTTTTCTTTTTCTCAGGTTGTTTATATCCCCAAAGTTTGGGGTTCACTCTACCATATCCAAAGTCAATTTTTTGAACTGCTCCTGGACCATACTTATCATAATACATATCAAATAGATTTACTCTTTTTGTAGTTCTAGTTAAATCAGTATACTCTTGCCCATCAACAATATACCAAATCAAATATGCATCATTTGGAA